AACAGCGAAATGGTCCAGTTGGTGTTGTTGAACTAGCATTCATTAAAGAATTTAGTAAGTTTGTAAATTTAGAGAGAAAGTTCAATCATCAACAGGAGGCTTAATCATGTTGTTACGTCAGGAAGTAGAACGTAGGAAACTAGTAATTATTCGCAAACTATTAGGTCTGGGATTATCGGAAATTAACGGACAAACATTAGATCAACTAACGTTAACGCAACTTGAAGGAATCTTAGTTGCAAGTTTGGAGGTATTGGAGGGGAAAAACAATGCCAAAGCAGTTAACAATTTTTGATGTGGAACCAGTAGTATCTTTTGATTCTAAGAAAGCTCATATTCACCGTTTGAATTCAAAATTACAGTATGCAGATGTGGTTGTGCAAATACCAAGTCAAGCCAAAGCGATTGATGAATTAAAACCAACAACAGCGCCTGATGAACGTTATGAGTTGTTTGAGAATTATACAATTGGGATTTGGCGGTATAAGCGAGTGGAGGATAAACAATTTGTATGGGAAGAAGCTGAAGAGATATGTAAACGAGCAAGGGATAGCAAAGAGCCGACTCCAATACGACTTCATCTATCCTTGGAACAATCATTTGTTCCGGAGAATGTTGTGCGGTATTTATAAGCATATAAAAAAGCCGAGATTGCTCCCGACATAATTATTCGACAAAGTAATTATAACATAATTGGGAGTGATTGCGGTGGCAGGTATTAGTGAAAATATTGTGGAAATGAAAGCTGAAATTTCATTATTAGAAAATATGATTTACGTTGTGAAAGATGGACAGGTTTATTCGATTGAACCACCAACTACAGGGTATGGTGAACAATCGTTTGTATATAAAAATGGAAAAGTAGCTCGTATGGATGAACGAAGGACTCAGTTAATTTAATGGAGATTGGAAGGGGGGTAATGATATGAAGTTACTTCCCTATAAATTTTATTAAAAAGAGTACTGTAAAACAGTGTAGCAATAATTTTTTTCGGAGAAACTGTGTGAAAAAACTTAAGTCGGTGATTTTAAGTCTCTAAGTAATAAATATGATTACGGTTTAATAACTAGCAAATTTCAAAAAAAATTCAAAAAACACTAGATTTTTATATAGGGATATGGCATTATAAGTTTTGTGTATTTATATAGAAATATGACATTGTAAATTTTATATTTTTGTACTTATGCAATATTATTAATAGGAGGAAATATTTTGTTTAAAAAGCTATTATTATCGTTAATGCTATTATTTTTAGTAATTCCTTGTTTTAATAATGTTTCTTTTGCAGAAGAAACTGTTGTAAAACAACCTTTAGACGCGTATTTTTATGCGTATAATGAACCATCCTTTAATTCTCAAAAGTCTAATGGTGGAAACCAATTCGGTCCACAAAAGGCCTTAGGAGTTAAAGAAAAACGTGCCAATGGTTGGTGGAAAGTTGTCACTTATGAGGGTGATAAATGGATTAATATTACAGGAGAACAAAAGAAAATAGAGAAACCCTATATTACTTTTGCTGAACCTAAATTCACATCACCAAAAGGGAACAATGGTAATGTTATAGCACCTCAAGTAGTTACGGCGATAGATGGGCAAGTAGATGGATGGTTAAAGATTAAAACGAATGAAGGAGATAAGTGGATCTTCCCTAATTCAGAAGCAGTAAAAGTAGATAAATACTTTTATGCGTATAATGAACCTTCATTTACATCTGCAAAAGCAGCTAGTGGAAATCAATTTGGACCACAAAAATCGCTTGTTGTAAAAGAAAAACGTACAAATGGTTGGTGGAAAGTAGCTACTTATGAGGGTGATAAGTGGATTAACCTAGATGGGGAGTTAAAAGCATTCGATAAACCATTTTTAGTGTTTTATGAGCCTGCATTTGCATCTCAAAAAGGAAACATGGAAGTACCTTATAGTCCTACTACTATTAGGGTGGTAGATGGAAATACTGCAGGATGGTTGAAAGTTCAAACTTGGGAAGGCGACAAATGGATGTATCCAGGTGTTGCAGCAACAACAGCAGTTAGTAAGGGTTTTTATGCATATAATGAACCTTCATTCATATCTTCACGTGGAACAAAATTTGGACCACAGAAATTCCTTGCTGTACTTGAAAAACGTGCTGATGGTTGGTGGAAAGTAGTAACTTATGAGGGACCTAAGTGGATCAATCTTGACTCAGAAAAGCCAGGTAATTGGAGCTATAATGCTGAAAAAAGAAGATGGTTTGAGTATGATGGTAATGGAAATGTAGTACAAAAATTTGGATGGCAAACAATCAATGGGAAAAAAGTATACTATTCTTTCGAAGACTCTGGATTGTATACGAACAAGTGGTATTTTATTGATAATCAACCGTATGAATTTGATAGATATGGTTATCTTGTAGAGAATTCATTTGACAATACAACTCTAGGCGAGTTGGAAAAAGCTTTATTAGAACATTTAAAACAAAATGGTATGCAGTATAAAGTTGGTACAGTAGAATATGAACAGTACTTAGTTGACCAACTTTTAGAACATAAAGATGCGAAGTTAGCCCTTCATCCTAAATATACTAAAATATTAACTTATGCTGCAGAATACTTGCATGAAAGAACGCTATCTGTAACAGAACAAAAAACTTCATTAAAGGCAAGAAGTGCAACAGCTAGTGAAAATGATACGTTTAATATGAATCATTTAGCAAACAAAACAATGAAACAGGTTAAAGAAAATAACGATAAAAAAGAAAAAGAAGATGAAATAGAAGCGCAGATGGTGCAAAAATCGCCTGATACAAAGGAATATAAAGCAGAGAAACCTGCTCAAGCACCGAAAGCCGCTGCACGCTCTTCATATTATTATAATCCAAGCGCAGCAGTTAATTATGCTTTGACATGGGCACTTTCTAGAAATAGTGCTTATGGAGATTGGTCTGGTAATGGAGGAGACTGTACAAACTTTGTTTCCCAAGCACTTTATGCAGGTGGTATGCGTCCAATTATTAAAGATAATCTTACGATTGATTCACCTATCATAACAGATGGTAACTATTGGTTTAGTAAAAAAGTTGAGATGTCTTTAAGATATAGAGTAAGTGCTTCATGGGTTAATGTTGAAAAATTTTATGATTTCTGGGCACCGCGTGCAAATATGGTTACAAAAACTTGGAGTCCTATGCAAGTTTATTATGGATCTTCGCCAGGGGATGTAATCCAATACCAATATGCAGGTGGCGGATCAAAATGGCATTCGTTAATGGTTACAGGTAAAGATACTTCTAAGCGAACTATTTATATAAGTCAACATAGTGGTAATAGAAAAAATGAAAACTATGCAAATATTGATAAAGATTCTAATGGTGATTCGCAATGGATAATCTTGAAATTAACAAATAACTAAAAAGAAAAGGTTGCTGATTAATTTTTCAGCAACCTTTTCTATTATTAATCAAATCAATAGTCTATAGAAATTAGAGATTAATTTTGTTGAATAAAATGGTATAATACATAGAAATCAAATATATAGTCCTACTGGAAGAACCAGCGGACATCAAACTATAAGAGCATGAACAATATTGCTCTGTAGTTTGGTGTCCGTTTTTTGTTTTTTATTAATAAAACAGATAAGGAGTGTTATTGAATATGATGCAATTAACTTTTTTACCTGAAATTGATCGCAAAGCAACACAGGTTCGTTTAGAAAAGATTCTTGAAAATGTTCGTATTTATAGACAATTTGGGAAGATTAGAAATGAGATGAAGGTTACAGTATCTAGCGAAGTAAGATATCACGGTCCAACAAATATAGTGGGAAAACCAGCTGAAGATGTCGCTTTAGCAAATGTTGCTATGAGTGAAAGAGAAGTGAAACTACAACGTTTGTCTTTTCAAATTGATAAGGCATTAAGTCGTTTTAGTAAAAATCAAAGGGATATTATTGTAAAAAGATATTTAGAAGATGAAGAAGTCTTTGATTACATGGTTTATAACGAAATTGGTATGAGTGAGCGTACGTATAGACGAAATAAATCTAATGCTTTTTATAAATTAGCTTTTGCTCTTAGATTAGAAGTATATGAGGTAGAAGAAACTGGAGGTAATGAATAATGAATTTTGTTCAACCAATACGTGATCCAGGGCAAATACAGCAGCTAAAAGAGTATTTTAAGGAAAAGAGCTTACGTAATTACATTCTCTTCATTATGGGTATTAATACAGGCCTCAGAATCTCAGATATTTTGAAATTGAAAGTTAGAGATGTTAAAGGCAGTCATATATCTATGCGGGAAAAGAAAACAGGAAAACAGAAACGAATACAAATTACTGCAGCACTGAAGAGAGAACTTAAATGGTTTATCGAAGAAAAAGAAGACAATGAGTATTTATTGCAAAGCAGACAAGGTAAGAATCGTCCAATTGGTCGTAGCATGGCATATAAGATATTAAGCGGAGCAGCGGCAGAGTTCGGGTTAGATGAAATAGGAACACATACGTTAAGAAAAACATACGGGTATCACATGTACATGCAAACGAAAAACATAGCGTTACTCATGGAGATATTCAATCACTCTTCAGAGAAAGTCACGTTACGTTATATAGGCGTAAACCAAGATGCAATGGATAAAGCAATGACTAGGTTTAAAATCTAATCATTGCTTATTTCTTTTTAAATCTAGGGGTATTTTGCACATGCCCATCAAGCTAAGGTTAGGTATTATTACTTTTTATGTTTATCTTACCAAATGAATTAATTTGTTATATTTTTCTATAATGATATTTAGTACAATATCAATAGGAGTGATAAATTGTGAAACTAAAAAAAACAAAGATAATTTTTGGGGGCTTATTACTACTGATTCTCTCTACATTCTTAATGACGAAAGAGTCGAAAATTAAAGATTTTCCTGTGTTTATTTTTTCTAACCATGTTGAAGATGATAAGCCAGCAGATTATCAATATACTTTTGGTTATTTACCTTTAATGTCTATAAGGGCTAAAGGGTGGAAAAAAACGCATGAAGAAGGAGCTACTACTGTATTTGAAAAAGAAAATAGAAAAGTTATTGTTATAAAGTTTCCAGAAGAAGACGATTTTTACTTATATGAACCGAAAGATTAATGTTTAGTAGGGGTAACGTAGCATGGCCATCAAGCTAATATTTTGAAGTGTCCCCAGAACGAAATTTTCTTCGTTTTGGGGAACTACCGATTTCTTAAGTTGATGGGCATGTGGCGATAGGCCTAACATCTTCTTTTTCATTAAGAGTTAAGCGCCCCAAATTCCCTTAAAAAGTTGTATTCGGAATATTATAACAAAATCAAAAAAAGACCCTACAAGAGGGTCTTTCATGAACTGATATTAAGCTTTTTGAACATTAGTAGCTTGTAGGCCACGTTGTCCTTGTTCTACTTCAAACGTTACACTTTGTCCTTCGTCTAAAGATTTGTAACCGTCGATTTGGATAGCTGAGAAATGTACGAATACGTCTTCTCCATCTGCACGCTCGATGAATCCAAAACCTTTGTCTGCATTAAACCATTTTACTTTACCTTGTTCCATAATTATTGCCTCCTAGTGTGGATACCCACACATATGTTACTACCCTTGCTCAAATACCTTAGACGAAAAACAAAATTTATTCTTAATCTCAAACCGAACAAAAATAGGTCTTTATTAAATTAACATACTTTCTAAAAAATAGCAAATTTCAAAAATAAGTCCTTATGGTAATTAGCCACTAATAGTGGTTGTTGGAGAAAAAGTCACTATGATAGTCATCACAGCAAGAAGTTGCCAAAGGATCTCGACAATATCATTAGTTTGATTTTTTTCAGACATTTAACAACTGATAAAATTAGCTATTTTCGAGTTGAATTTTACTTCTGATAACGATAATTATGTAAATAAGCTGTCCACATGGGCAGCTTATTTTATTTTTCCGCATAGTGTAGGTTATTTTGCAAAATGCTGGTGGTATCCCTATACAGTTACTCATAATTTTCGTACTGTGTAACTCAAAAGAGAAAGTTAAATGAAATCAATGATACCAAGGGATTCAGCGAAGGGGACAGTTACACACAATATAAGATATGGATAACTGTTAATTTATGATATATTAATATAGGGTTTTAAATTATTTAGTAAAGGAGTCATATAATGAAAGGTAGTTTGCAAAGTGGAGACCAAGTAATAGAAGTATCTTTAAAGTCCGTAGAAATATTTTCTATATTTTCTTCTGTAATATCATTAGTTTTGGGAATTGTAGCAATAGTTTTATCAATACTTTTCTATAAAATGTCAGAAAAGTCGTCTAAAGACGTTGAAAATTCAGCACGTGATATTGATTCAAATGTCAAGAAATTAGAAATGATGTTTGAGAAAATGTATGCAGATACTTTTGGTATGGTGAAAGAAACTGTATCTGATATGAGACGGTATGTTTATAAAAATAACGGGAATGAGGATGGAGACACATTTTCAGATGAAATTGAATTAAGAACAAAAGAAGTTATTAATCAAACATTAGAAGGAATTCATTCTACTACTTTAAATAAGGAACAGGTAAAGGATTTAGTTCTTGATTTAATAGAGAAATCAAAAGATGTTGAACAAGATATAAAAACAGACTCTTATATCGAAAAGATTAAGAATATTTTAAGGGAAAAGAAAATGACATTTTTTGAGCTCGCAAAGGAAATATATGGTCAAAAACCAGAGTCAGATGAGTACGGTGATTTATTCGATGCATTGAAAAAGATGACAAAAAATAAAATTATTGAGGATCCTTTTGACTATGGTGATGATGGACTCCCAAGTATTGGTTTTACTTCTAAAATAAAACTAAGAAACAACAAATAGTGGCAGGGTAATGACCGCTTTTTGGCAGTAAATGTGCCGGTTGTTTTGGAATTAACGTGATATATTTGTATTGTGAGAAGTGGCGGAAAACACAACTCACTATGTTGTTCTTATATTTCTAAACGGTTCGTAATGACGGCACATAAAATCCGAAACTAGCAGATGGTAACGATTGAATGATACCGTTATTAAGGAGAGCTTTTGCTCTTCTTTCAATCGCTGACTCCGAGAAAAATAGAAGTAACTCCAGGAGAGTGATGTATTGTCAGCGATTGAAAGAGGCGTACAACCTCACAACCAAACTAAAAAATATGAAGCGTACGAACAAGACTTGTCTATTTGATACACCGCTATCTTTTATGGTAGGGGTGTTTTCTATTATCAATGGTAAAACTTCATTTACCGTATTTTGAGTAAGAGAATAAGAGATTAGCAAAAGGGCAGCAGATACATGGTTGCTCTTTTTATAATGTGAAAATTACATAGGCGGTAGATAAAAAGAAATACCCAAAAGGTATTATAAGGAATAAATTACTTTTGAGTATTTTAGAATAAGATGATTAGTAATCTTCTGATATCGCTTTTAGGGCAAAGAATACCATAAGACCACCAATAATTAAGAGACCGAAAAAGCTGATTGCTCGGCAAATAAACATGAATCCTGTAATTGTTAAGGCAACTCCAATAGCCACCAGAAAAATTCTAACCAATTTAGCAAGTTTATCTGTACTATCATAAGCAATCGCAAGTGGTAAAAACGAAAGTATTATCCATACCAATCCAATACTAGATGAAAGTAGGATTGAGGTGATAATATATTCAGGATTAGTAAATAGGTAGCCAATTGCTCCTTTACTAGTGGGGATATCATGCGTAAAATCCATGAGCATAACGCTGAATGTTGCATTAAGAGCTAGGGCGATTAAGTATAAGATAAAATGTTCATAAAAGAAGTGAACTGAACGCATGAATAAATTGTTAATAGCATGCACGATGTCACCTCCTTTCTATCTTTTATTATTGCACTATGAGTATATAAAATCTTTATGGATTTAATTAATTTTCAAAAATAGGGTTATTTTGTAAGATATGAAAAGGCTATTTAAAATAAACTAGGAAGTTTTTATTGTGAAAAATGTCTTGATATTCAATTCCGTGGAATAATTGAGGAAGGAGAGAAGAAGAGATGCAACTAACTAAACTTGAGATGGCGATTGTCCTTGGTGCATTCGTTCAAGGATTAGGCGAGGAAGCAATTAATAATAATGAAAGCAAATTATTAAAACAATTAGAAGATAAATTAGATGAGATAGTTAATAATTCAACGCCAAACCAGATGAAAGAAGCTGGTGAAAGTGTAGTAAATAAATTCATTCTTGGGTTATTAGAAGAAAAGAAACCAAAGAGGTTTGTACTATATCATGCGGACACAAAGAGCGATACACTGAGCGACAAGCTAGAACGAAAGATGGATTACAGTGCAAACATTGTAAACATAAACATGGTGGTGCAATGATTAATGAAGGAATACAAAACCAAACAACAGAAGCGTAAGTTCTATGACAGTGGTGAGTGGAAAAGTATACGAGAACAAGTAAAAAAGCGTGACAACTATGAGTGTCAAGAGTGTAAGCGCAATGGTCGAGTTCAAACAGACATGAATGAATACAGTGAGAGCGCAAAGCGTAAGAAGATTCAACTCGTTGTCCATCATATAAAAGAACTTGAACATCATCCTGAGCTTGCATTAGAAAAAGATAATTTAGAAACAGTCTGTGTGGATTGCCATAATAAAGAACATGGAAGATTCTTTGAAAAGAAACCGAACAAATGGGAAAACGATGAAAAGTGGTAAAAAAGAATCGGCAATAACAATCCCCCCCTTAAAATATTTCATTAAAAAATGCTCTAAGGGGCACCGGAGGAGGGGGTCGTTTTTCCAGATTTTTGAGCAGTATCGCATAGGACCCCTACCCAACATAAAAATATGATTGAATCGAGGTGATATTATGGCGGACATTGATGAGCGTGAGGTGCTAGTTAACAAAGAAAAAAATCGTTTAAAAAGATTATTTAAAGACATCCCACCTAACAAACTGAAGGTGGTTGAGGGATTAATAATTCAAGCAGCAAGATTACGAATTTTGTTAGATGAGATGTGGATAGATATATCTGAGAATGGTGACTACGAATTGTTCTCACAATCTGATAAGACAGAGCCGTATGAAAGAGAGCGACCTGTTGCCCGATTCTATAATACTCGTGATCAATCCTATCAACGAATCATCAAACAGCTTACTGATTTGTTACCAGAAGGAAGTAATAAAAAAGAAATTAAGAAGTATTCGGCAAGTGATTTAATATGATTAGCCATAAGTATGTAAGTGAATATATAGAACTACATGAAACAGAAGCAGTGTTATTAAATAAAGAACGCATCATGCTTATTAATTATCTAAAACAAGATATATTAACCCGTGACGATTTACATTTCGATATAGATTTAATTCATAAATGTGTAACTTTCATAGAAAAATGGCATTTTAAATTAAATTATTTTCAAAAGTTTTTAATAGCGTTTGTATTTTTGTTTGATGAATATGAGGATGTTTATTTTGATCAGCATTTTTGGATGATGGCAAGGGGTGCTGGTAAAAACGGATTGATTAGTGCTTTGACACACTTCTTTATTAGCGAATTGCACGGTATTGAGCATTATAATGTATCAGTAGTTGCTAATACAGAAAGGCAAGCTAAGACTTCTTTTACAGATGTTTATGAAAAGAATAAAAAACATGAAATATTAGATGAGCTGTTTGTATCAACAAAACAATTGATAACAAATAAAGCTACCCGTTCGACTTTTGAATTTCATACATCGAATGCAGGAAGTAAAGACTCATTAAGAGATGGATGTGTAATTTATGATGAGATACATAGGTATGAAAATAGCGATGTTGTAGAAGTATTCTCTAGTGGTTTAGGTAAAGTTCCTAACTCTAGGGAATTTTTTATTACCACAGATGGGTTTGTCCGTGAAGGCTACCTTGACAAGATGAAAGAGCGAGCAATGAACATCTTGAAAGGAAAAGAAAAAGAAGATAGGTTGTTCCCTTTTATTTGTAAGCTTGATAACGCTGGAGAAGTAGACAATCCAGATATGTGGGAAAAAGCAAATCCAATGTTTAGTAAACCTATGAGTCAATATGCTAGAGGGTTGTTCAAAAAGGTTATGCGTCAATATAAAAACCTTGAGAATGATCCATCTAACAGAGAAAACTTCATGACTAAAAGAATGAATTTACCAGAAGTGGATTTAACAAAGTCTGTTGCTACCTGGGAAGAAATAATGCGTACTGGTTTTGAAGAAGATGGAGAAACACTTAGAAAAATTCCTGAGTTAAAACATAAAGTAGCTGTGGGAGGACTAGATTTCGCTAGCATTAAAGACTTCGCGGCAGTCGGGTTACTATTTAAACATGGTGAGGATTATATTTGGAAAGGTCATTCATTTGTGCGTAAAGGATTCTTGGACAAGGTGAAATTAAAAGCACCTATTTATGAATGGGCTGAAAATGGATTATTAACAATTGTGGATGAACCTGTAATTAATATTGCTCACATAGTAGATTGGTTCGTGAGAATGCGTGAGATGTATGGCGTTAATACGATTGTTGCAGATACATTCCGTTTGGATCTTGTTAAAACAGCACTCGAAGCAGAAGGGTTTACATTGTTATATATTCGTAATCCAAAAGCTATTCATTCATTATTAGCGCCAAGGGTCGAAACATTATTTGCAAACAACCGTATTATCTTTGGCGATAATCCGTTAATGCGTTGGTACACTAATAATGTCTACGTTCATATTAAAAAGGATGGCAATAAAGAATATCTGAAAAAAGATGAATTCAGAAGAAAAACTGATGGGTTTCAAGCTTTTATTCATGCATTATGGCAAGCGGATAACATTCTTGAAGAAGAAGTTGAGTTTATGCTCGATAGTATTAAATTTTAAGGGGGTGATAATCATTGGATGGTTAGGTTCAGTATTTAAAAGAAATAAGGAATTGGACTTCATGTTGGATTTGGACATAATTTCTGATACAGCAAACAGACTTCATATGAAACGTTTGGCGATTGATACATGTGTATCATTTTTAGGAAGGACGATTAGTCAATCTGAATTCAGAGTAAGAAATGGTAAAGCATTTGAGAAGAATGAACTTTATTATCGCTTAAATATTAGACCAAATAAGAATATGACGGCCAGTACCTTCTGGGAAAGATATATCCGTAAACTTATTTATGATAATGAGTGTTTAGTTGTACAGGCTGATGATGGTGATTTACTTATTGCAGATGGATTTCAACATAATGAGTATGCTGTATTTGAAGATACTTTTACTGATGTAAGGGTAAAAGATTATACGTTTAAGAGAAGTTTTAAACAAAGTGAAGTGATTCATTTAAAGTATCGGAATGATAAATTATCCCCACTTATTGATGGATTATTTGCAGATTATGGTGATTTATTTGGTAGGATATTAAACTCTCAAAAACGGAAAAATCAAGTTCGTGGAACAGTTGATATGGAAATGACAGGCTCTAAAACCGAAGAGAACCTAGCGAAATTACAAAAGTTTATTGATGATATGTATCATGCTTTTGGTAATAAGGATATTGCTATCGTTCCGCAACAAAAGGGTATTAATTATAACGAGATATACAATGGAGTTGCAAATGGGCCAAGTGTGGAAGAAATCAATAAAGTAACAAATGGTTTCTTGAATCAAGTAGCCATGGCAATTGGTATTCCTATAGCTCTGATATATGGAGAAATGGCTGATGTAGAAAAGCAAACGAAAAATTATATGCTTTTCACAGTACGACCATTATTAAAAAAGCTATCTGATGAAGCGAACGTTAAATTCTTTGAAATGAGTGAATATCTTTTAGGGCGGAAAATTGAGGTTAAGGCTGTTTCTTATCAGAGTATATTTGATCTTGCGACAAGTATTGATAAACTCATTTCTTCAAGTGCATTTACAGGAAATGAAATTCGTTCAGAAGTAGATTATGAGGAGTCGGATGATCCAAATCTAAATATCCATCATATTACGAAAAACTATACAAAATTAAATGAATCTGAAGGGAGTGAGAAATGATGGAACATGTGAATATGAGTAAGCTTTTGAATTTAAAACG